GATTTCACATGATTTATTTGGCCTGAAACGAAAATGGGGGTAATGTTCCACGTGGAACCTACCAGAAACCCACCCCCTTGCTTTAGAAAGCTCATACCCCCAAAATTTTTTGCAAATTTTTTTTCAAAGGCACCCCGATGCTCGGTTCTGGATCCAACGACATAGAAGCGGAGCGCCTCCGCCTTGAGCTACGGCTCGCGCTGCTTGAAGCGCAGGAGAAGGCGCGCAGTAACTTCCTGCAGTTTTCGCAGTACGTCTGGCCGGAGGCGATCCTGTCGAGTCACCACAAGAAGATGGCGGCGGCGTTTGACCGGATAGCGGACGGCACGCTGAAGCGCCTGATCATCAACATGCCCCCACGTCATCGCCTGTTGACGAGCACTGCGGTGCCTACCACGGAAGGCTGGAAGACGGTGGAGACTGTTGCGATTGGGGACTACGTCTTTTCCCCGGACGGGAGTCCTGTTCGCGTGACGGGCAAGTCAGATGTTTATGAAGAGGACCTTTATGAGGTCGAGACCTCGGATGGTCAGGTTATTGAGTGTGATGGGGAGCACTTGTGGACCGTTCGTTTTGGGTCTGGCCGACCGTTTGAGACACTGAGCACGGCAGAGATCCTGCACAGGCTTGAGACGCAGGCATGGCGAAAGGACAACAACTATCCCATGCTTCCGCCGCAGTCTGCTGCGTTGTTTCCGTATCGTGAGCTGGCGGTTGACCCGTATGTGCTTGGGGTCTGGCTTGGGGACGGTTCTTCTCGGTCATCGTCGATTGGATGTTCGTTCAAGGACATGTCGCAGATGCGTCAACAGGTGGAGGCCTGTGGGTACCAGACAACGCACAATCCAAAGTTTCAGCAGTTTAATGTTCTGGGGTTGTTGCCTGAATTGCGAAAACTGGGGGTGCTGGGCAATAAACATATCCCCGAGATTTATTTATGCTCGTCGGTGGAGCAGCGCGTATCGCTGCTGCAGGGCTTGATTGACACGGACGGGGACGTGACCAAGGAGGGGAAGGTTACCTTTAACCAGACCAATCCTGTTCTGATGGAGCAGGTCCTGTGTTTGATCCATTCTCTTGGCGCCAAGGCCCGCATCACAACCAGAAGAACGTCGTACAAGGGCGTTCCGAGTCAGGTCTCCTATCGGATCATGTTCAAGATGGCAGGTGCGGCGAGGCTGCCACGAAAAGCATCTCGTTGCCGTGCCATGCGCGGCAACTGGAGTCGGTCTATTGACGTGAGGCGGACCCAGAGGCGCGGGCAGGTGCGTTGTCTGGAGGTTGCCAACGAAGACGGGTTGTTTATGGCGGGCCGTGGCTGGGTAGTAACCCACAACACGAAGTCTGAGTTTGCGTCGTACCTGTTGCCGGCGTACATCATGGGCAAGCGCCCTTCGACCAAGATCATTCAGGCGACGCACACGGGCGAGCTGGCGGTACGCTTTGGCAGGAAGGTGAGGAACCTGATGGAGTTGGATCGGTATCAGGAGCTGTTCCCTGACTCGGTGCTGCAGGCGGACAGCAAGGCGGCTGGTCGGTGGGACACGAACCACGGTGGGGAATACTTTGCTGTTGGTGTAGGCGGTGCGATGACGGGCCGTGGCGCGGATCTCTTGATCATTGACGACCCGCACTCGGAGCAGGATGCGTTGTCGCGGTTGGCCTTGGACAATGCGTGGGAGTGGTACACCTCTGGCCCCCGGTCGCGACTGCAGCCGGGCGGGGCCGTGGTGATCGTCATGACACGTTGGAATACCTCTGACCTGACGGCGCGGCTGTTGAAGGCGCAGAGCAGTCACAACGCGGACAAGTGGGAGGTGATTGAGTTTCCTGCCATCTTTGACGAGGGGACGGAGAAGGAGCGGCCGTTGTGGCCGTCGTTCTGGAAGCTGGAAGAGTTGAAGGCGGTGAAGGCATCGCTGTCGATTCAGAAGTGGAACGCGATGTACCAGCAGCGGCCGACGGCGGACGAGGGTGCGATTCTGAAGCGCGAATGGTGGAACGTCTGGGACAAGGAGTACATGCCGTCGCTGGAGTACATTATCCAGAGCTACGACACGGCGTACTCGAAGAAGGAGACGGCGGACTACTCTGTTATCACGACGTGGGGCGTGTTTTACCCGGATCAGGACTCGGGGCCCGCGATCCTGCTGGTGGATTGCCGGCGAGGGCGGTGGGACTTTCCGGAGTTGAAGCGCATTGCGAAGGACCAGTATATGTACTGGCGGCCGGATAACGTGCTGATTGAGGCGAAGGCGACGGGGGTGACCTTGCAGCAGGAGATGCGGCGCATGGGGATCCCGGTGACCATGTACTCGCCGGGTGGCCGTGGTGCGGGGCAGGACAAGCTCTCGCGCGTGAACTCGGTGGCGCCGATGTTGGAGGCGGGGATGGTGTGGTGTCCTGACACGGACTGGGCGGAGGAGCTGGTGGAGGAGTGTGCGTCGTTTCCGAAGGGGGACCATGATGACATGGTGGACTCGACGACGCAGGCGCTGATGCGGTTTCGTGCTGGCAACTTTGTGTCGTTGCACATGGATGAGGCTGACGAGCCGACGGAGCCTGCAGTTGTTCCGGAGTATTATTGAGGGATAGAATGGTGGTAATGATTTTCTTGCGGAGGGCGGGGCGATGCCGATGAATGCACGACAAATGCTGGCGGGCCTGCCTGTGCGCAGGTTTGCCGAGGGCGGTGACGCGAGCAACGTGATTCCTGAGTGGCAGGCGGGGCAGTCGGCTGGCCGTGCGCGGGCCATTGCCAACGGCACTGAGGCCGGCTGGCTGGCGCAGGTGAAGGCATCGGCCGATGCGTACATGGCCAGAGCCGACATTGGAACGGCGGCCGAGGCGTACGATGCGATGATTCGCTCTGGCATTGGCATACAGGATTTGTTGGATTCTGGCGTGTCGCAGGAGACGATCAACAAGGCGTTGGCGGTGGAGACGGCTCCCGAGCAGAAGGCGGTGAATACGCTGACGCAGCGGGCTCTGACGAGCACCTTGGCGCAGAACCCCACGTTGGCATCGGAGATGGCGTCGCGTGGCAGTGAGGCGATTTATGCGCAGGCCCGGCAGTTCGTGGAGAATTTGCAGAAGGACGGTCTGACGCCGGAAGAGCGGCGGTACATGCAGCAGGTGGCGTCGCAGCAGGGCTGGGGCTACTCTGACATCCGCGCGGCGGGCATTGACCCGAACATCTTGTTTGAAGCGCCTGCTGCCGCTGCTCCGGTGACTCCGACGCCCGTGACCCCGACCCCGACCCCCGTCTTCCCTCAACCTGAGCCGTATACCCCTGTCACCGTGTATGACCCGGAGAAGTTCGCCCGGGAGAATGCCGGCGCGGATCTGTACAAGAAGGGCGAGGTGGCGCTGGACACGGCCTTCCGTGAGAGCGCGCCTCGAACCGAGATCCCCGGCATGCCGGGCGCGTACGAGTACACCCCGGCGGCCAAGCTGCGTCCTGCCACAGGCGCTGGCTACAGCTGGACCCCGCCTGTGGTGACCAGCCGTCCCCGGTCCTTGCTTAGTCCGACACTGCTCTCGTACGTATCGCCGTCGCAGCAGTTTGCGCAGTCGCGCAGCAGTTTGCGCAGTCGCGTGCTTCGCAGGATCAGGCCCTGTTGAGCGCCTTCCGGCAGTCTGGCCTGCCGCAGAACGCGAGCAACTTCTACTCGTGGCGCAACCGGCTGCGCGCTGGTGAGTTCGGGGCGGGCGCCGCGTTTGACCCGACGGCCTTCCAGTCGGCGTTTGGCTCGTGGGCCTCGACGCAGGCACCGGGCGCCGCGACACAGGCACCGGGGACCACGGCTCAAGGCGCTGCGCCCGTTGGCGGTGTTACGGGTTACTCTGAGATTGCCGGGGGCATACAGCCGATTGACCTTCGGACGTTGCCGACCTTTGCGGACGGCGGGGAAGCGACATCAGCGCGAGGCATGCTAGAACGACTAAAAAGCCGGTAAGGGCGCGTTGAGAACAACGGGGAACGGGCATGGCACTAGACGACAAGATCAAGCAGGCGCAGGCAGAGCTGCTGGCCCAGCAGATGCTGGCCATCGGCAATCAGCCCACTTCCGCACCCTCTCCCCGCATGGCCCGCGCCGCGCAACTGGCGGCACAGCGAGAGGCGGCCGCGTCAACTGAAAGTGCGTCAATGCTGCGCAACCTGTTTTCTGGTGCCACGCAGATCCCCGGAAGCGTGTATGAGTACGGCAGGGGAATTGCACAGAGTGAGCGTCCGCTGGCTGCTTTTGGAGAGGACGTAAGCGCGCTGGCTGGCGGCCTGTATGAGGGCTTTAAGCAGGATCCGGTAGGCTTTACCTTGGACATGGCGCCGATAGTGGGTGAGATTCGTTCTGCCATGGAGTCCCGTGAGCTTTCCAACATGGCCAACGAGGCAGCGGCGGCCGGGGATACGGCACTTGCGGATCGCTATCGGCAGCTTGCTGCAATGGCGGCGGCTGGGGCGGTCCCGTTTGGCGGGATAGGTGCTCGTGGTGCCAAGCGCTCGGCGATGAGCAACATTGTTGATGTTCCTCCGGGCGATGCAAGGGCCATGTTGAATGAGCTGCCGCTTCAAACAGGCGCGAGCGAGTTGCCGACCACGCCCGCTGTGGCTGCGCCTGCCGTCCGCATGACAGAAGGCGACGAGGCGATGGCGGCGGCCCCTGATGCTGAAAAAACCGCGCGTGAAATGTTGGACGAGACCCTGACACCTCAAGAGACGCCCGCCGCCCCGATCGAAGCTGCGCTCTCTGCCCCCTCTGCAGAGGCCAAGGGCCATTCCTTGGATCCGCAGCTGCTGGTCCCGGGAACCAATGCGGCGCCTGCGTTCAAGGTGGTGCAGAGCTTCACGCCCAACAACAAAGAGACGACGCTCAGTAATATCGATGCCATTGAAAATACCTATCCAGACCCGCTGGCCACCTCGCAGCGTTGGATGGACGCGCAGGCGGCAGGCTTTGGTGGAAAGTATCTGCCGGCACCTCCCCGGCAGGCGTTGATTTATCGTCAGGACCCAGCACGGCTGGCCGGCATGCTGGACAGGTTGACGCCCGACCTGAAGGCAGCCGTTGACGAGGGCTTTGGCTACGTCAATTCCATCAAGAACATCTACAACTCCCGCATCGCGCCCCCGGAAACGACGGGCCGGTTGTTCCTGTGGGGGATCCTGTCCCGTGGCGCGGGGCCCGCGCAGCAGGAAGGTGCGTTCCTCGACGTGATGCAGGGGGCCGGGCCCTTTATCGATAAGGCCGCGCGAGGAGAGTTTACCGAGGCCGACCTCGATTCGTGGAAGCAGATGGTTGCGCGATCGATCCCAGAGGGGTCCCCGGGCAAGCAGGTCACGATGAACGCCAACGCGGCGGGCAATCTGTTGTACCAGCTTGGGCAGAGCACGGATGGCGGCCCGTCACCCCTGACGCAACTGCACAACATCCTGTCGGATCCTCGGAGAACGGGGCAGGACTTCCGGCGCTCGTTCTACCAGATGACTAACAATCCGGGGATCGACAACAAGGTGGTCTCGTTTATCGGGCTGGTCGCGGGCAAGGACGACCTGCTGGTGATGGATCGAATCCAGTCCCGGCACCTCTGGGATGATGGCACGTATGGCGGTGCCAATATCTATGACGGCCTTGAGGGCGGCGGCCTGAACACGATCCTCACCGGGCCGAGGGGCCTGATGGTGACCGAGATGCTGGAAAACGGCCTGTCGGACACCGTCCAGAAGGCGTATGCCATGGTGGGCAGGCCTCAAGATGCTTCCTTGGGCCGCATGCACTGGGAGACGTGGCTGATCGCAGGCAACCAGCCGGTATCGCACAGCACGCTGCAGGCAGTGCGCGGCGGCAATCCGATTGGATACGGCGTGACCGAAGGCAAGCGCAACACGTTTTCCTCGAACATGACGTACCGGCAGGCCATCAACGGCCCGATCGTGGAGTACCCACTGTCTACCGGGGAAATCGTTCGGATGACGCCCACGCGGCAGAAGGAGTTTGAGGCCTTTATCCGAGACAAGAAAAATGGCATAATCCCCAAAGGGTTCAAGATATCCGAATCCACAGACAGGCCTTGGTTTGAACAACCCGGCGTAGACAGGAGAAAGCTCGATGAAGCCGCAAGACAATTTGAAAACGCAAACCCAGATGGAAGCCTTAGATCAGGCGATGCTCGGGATTTTGAAGGTCGGGGCACCGTTTCTGAGCGACGCGCCCAGTTCCTCTCAGACTTCCGCAGAGACCGCCTCGCCCTCGCAACCTCAGAGCGTGGGGTTCAGGGACGAGCTGATGGACGTAATCTTGGCGAAGAGACCGGGCCTTACACGCGAGGAGCTGTCTCAACAGATGGACGAGATGGGCTTCTGACATTCTCTCCGGATGCCACCGCGCGAACGATGTATCAGAGCGCGGGCCTCGGTGTCCCTGCCATCCGACAGGTGCCGTCCACCACGGCAACATCGTTTGTGAACGACATGCAAACGATAATGGGGCAGAACAGAACCGCCCCTCAAGTCGAGATAAAGTCGCCGGAGGAGCTTGCGAACTACAGGCTTTTCAGGACTGACGCAGGTAGCGGATTTGCTATCAAGCCCGATGGCGACATCGTTTCCGTGTTTGCCTCCCCCAGCGAAACTAGAGGCAGCAGCTATGCAATGATGCAAGCGGCAGTTCAGGCAGGTGGGCGCAAGTTGGATGCCTTCGATACCTATCTGCCTGACATTTATCAGCGCGTTGGGTTCCGTCCAGTAGCGCGCATACCTTGGAACGATCAGTTTGCTCCGCCAAATTGGAACAAGGACGTGTTCCGTGCCTACAACAACGGCGAGCCTGACATCATGTTCTTTGTCCACGATCCCAAGTATTTTGGGGAAGACATCAACGTGCCTTACGCAAAGGACTATGACGATGCGGTGAGGATGCAGACGGAAGAGCTGAACAGGCTATCTCCCAGCGCCTCAACGCAGGAGCCTCTGTCACAGCAACCCACGGGTATTTTAGCAACATCGGCGTTTGCCGATAGGATTGCAAATTTGCCCGAACCCGCAGATATCGGGGGGTATAGGGGCGTTACGGTTTCGCAGACACCCCGGATGCAGAACAACCCAGTGGGAGAACTGTTTAACCGGGAAATAGTTTCGGACGTTGAGGGGGCGATGAGCGCCTATGCTCGGATCCCCGCGACTAAAAACGGCAAGGTTATCGACACCGATCTGTTCCGAGAATTGAGCCCGGAATACCGTGAAAACCGTGCGCTGGCTTCCAACGTGCATGAGCCTGCTAGTGAGCTAAACAGGGCCTATTTCACTCGACTGTTGGAGAGAACACGGGGGCAGGAGGGAACGTGGCTATTTACTGGAGGCGGGCCGGCATCAGGTAAATCTGCTGCGGTTAGCGACGAGGTGGAAAGTTCGGCGCAGGCCGTTGTAGACGGCACCATGGGCAAGCCAGATAGGGTAGTCCGCGATGTAAACCGCGTGTTGGAAGATCCGACCAAAGATGTTTCGATTGTCTACATAGACCGTGATCCGGTTAAGGCCTTTGATCTGGCGCTGAAGCGTTCCATGTCTATGGAGCAAAATACTGGGTCTGGAAGGACGATACCAGTAAAGGACTTCTTGGACATGCATGCGGCCAGCCGCCGGTCAATTCAAAAGATCTACGAGCAGCTGGGAGACAATCCCCGCGTGGACATACAGATATGGGACAACAATGGCAATGCAGGGGAACAATTCCTTACTACAGTTGACAAAATATCTACTTTTGATTATGATACTACTGCAGAACGAGTGATGACCAGATTGGAGAATGCGTATGATAGTGGAGAAATCAGTGAATCAGTCTATCGCGGGTACAAAACAGGGGGAGATCCAAGAAGGTCTGGATCTGGAGGCGCGTCGGAAGGCGCGTCAGGAGCAGATGCGAGCAGCGATCGCCCGCTCAATGAGGAATCTGGGCAAGGAGCCGCCCAAGGGAATACGGTAAAACCTAGAGGGTCTCTCGAAGACGCACTCACGCAGCTGGACATCACTCCCCAAAGAATGGAGGAGTGGCGCAGCTCCCGCGAAGGCATGCGCCAAGAAAAAGTCCCACAGGTGCAACAGGCCGCTGAAGCACTGCGCGAAGGCAAGATCTCCACCGAAGAGTATCAGCGCACGGTCCAGCAGTATCAGCCGATCAAGCCGCTGGCTGCTGTGCAGAAGATGCCCACGGTCGAAGAGATCGCGATGGCACTGGGCAAAAACGCTGAGAAGTCTGCCGGCATTGTCGGCGTCAACGTCGATCTCCCCGATGGGACGCCCGTGGCGTCACGACTAGACATCCCGGCCTACGAAAAGTACGACACGTGGGTGGTCTCTCTGCACGATGGTAGCAAGGCCGGGGGCCCTGCCATTGGTTATGGACAGGCTGCGGTCATCAACAACGTAGACTTCATGTCGTCGGCGAAGGCCGCCCTGAACATTGCGACGGGGAAATCCGCAAAGGGAACAATCGCGCGCATGTACGGAAGCTGGGAAAATCGCGATCCGCAGGCGGTGGCCCAGCAGGCCCGTGACATCCTGAGCGGCAAGGCTCCGGATGCCGCAGATTGGGCGGAAGTTGGCATGAACCCCTTCCGTCACAGCTATTTCTATAGAAAATCAGACGGAATGCCCGTAGCATCTGCCGAACAGGTTATTCAGGTAGGCCCCTTGGTCCTTGCCAAAAAGCCCGTGACGCGCCCCGTTGAGAGCCCCGAGCACGAGGTCAATACCCCGGAGGGCCCCCGCTATTTCAAGAAAGGCGGCAACGTAGAGCGCGTGACCAACGACAACCGGAAATACTTTTAAGGTGACACGATGCCTATCGATAAAGCCGTCAACTTAGCGCCCGAGTCCGAAGGCATCCTTATCATGGGAGACACGGACGACGCCCCCGAGATTGAAGTCGTCATCGATGATGACGAGGTTGAGATTGAGATTGAGGGTCCCGAAGAAGAAAGGGACTTCTACGCGAACATCGCGGGCGACATTGACGAGCAGGATCTCAGCCGCATCTCGCTTGAGCTGCTGGAGTTCTTCGAGGCCGACAAGTCTTCGCGCTCTGAGTGGGAGGACATGTATGCCAAGGGGCTGGAATTGCTTGGTCTTCGCATGCAGGAGCGCACCCAGCCCTTCCGTGGAGCATCTGGTGCGGTGCATCCGATGCTCACTGAGGCGATTGTTCAGTTCCAAGCACAGGCCTTCAAGGAGCTGATGCCGGCTGGCGGCCCTGTTCGCACACAGACCATGGGCAAGGAGACCTTGGACAAGGTCCAACAGGCCTCCCGCGTGCAGGATTTCATGAATTACCAGATCACGACGGTGATGAAGGAGTACACGCCGGAGTTCGATCAGCTGCTTTTCTACACCGGATACGGTGGATCCACCTTCAAGAAGGTCTACTACGACACCCAGCGCGGCCGAATGGTCAGCAGACTGGTGCTTCCGGACGACTTGTACATCCCGTACCACGGTTCGAGTGTGATTTCCGAGTGCCGGAGAGTCACGCACCGCATCGCCATGGACGCGAACGAGTTCAAAAAGCGCGTTTTTGCGGGTGAATACCTCGATCTCAACATCACTCCGGACAATGCGGGCCTCACAAACGACCAAATTGGCGCCACCGTCGATCGAATCACGGGAGTTCAGGCGACAAACGCCCCAGAAGAGCTGTCCTTGCTTGAATTTCAGGTCGATTTGGACATTCCGGGCTTCGAGGACGTGGATGAGAAGGGCGAACCGACCGGAATCAAGCTCCCCTACGTCGTCACACTGGACGAAACCGGCGGAAAAGTGGTCGGAGTGCGCAGAAACTGGGTTGAAAACGACCCCCTGAAGCTGCGTCGCGAGTTTTTTGTCCACTACATACTTGTAGAGGGCCCCGGCGCATACGGTTTGGGCTTTGTTCACCTGATCGGCAACCTTTCCAAGGCCGCCACGAGCGCATTGCGTCAACTTTTGGATGCTGGAACGCTCGCAAACCTGCCGGCGGGCTTTAAAGCGAAGGGCGCCCGCATCGCGGACGACAGTAACCCGATCCAGCCCGGCGAGTGGCGAGATATTGATGCGGGCGGCGCCGAGTTGAGCAGCAGTTTGCTGCCGCTGCCCTACAAAGAACCGAGCCAGACGCTGTTCGCGTTGCTGGGCTTTACGGTAGACGCCGGGAAGCGCTTGGCAAGCACCGCAGACATGCAGGTAGGCGACGGGAATCAGCAGGCTGCGGTGGGAACGACCGTCGCACTGTTGGAACGAGGCTCGATGGTGATGTCCGCCATCCACAAGCGCCTGTACTACTCGCAGACGCAAGAGTTCGAGATGCTGTTCGCGGGCTTCGGCGAGTTCCTGCCCGATGAATACCCATATGATGTTCCCGGCGCATCGCGCTGCGTCAAGAAGTGCGACTTCGACAACATGGTTTCCGTGTTGCCGGTCGCCGATCCGAACATCTTCTCCGCTGCACAGCGTATCGCACTGGCGCAGACCCAGCTGCAGCTTGCACAAAGCGCCCCGAACATGCACAACATGTACGAGGCGTACTACCGGGTGTATGCGGCGCTGAATGTCAGGGACATCGACGGCATCCTGAAGGTTCAGACCAACCAGATGCCGAAAGACCCCGCCAGCGAGAACATCGACGCGGTGGACAACAAGCAGCTGAAGGTATTCGCAGGCCAGCAGCACGACGCTCACATTGCTTCGCACTTGATGATGGGCATGTCGCCCCTGATTCAGGCCAATCCGTTGGCCGCCAGCGAGCTGCAGAAGCACGTCCTCGACCACATCAAGATCAAGGCCGAGGAAGACGCCGAAGCCGAGCTGTTTGCGCAGTATGGCGTGGATCCGGACAAGATGATCTCCAGCATGCAGCGCGAGGCGTTGGTTGCCCTCAAGGTTGCGCAGTACATGATGGAGGTTAAGCAGTTGCAGAACGAGCTCTCTGGTCAGGGTCAGGCCCCGGTAGATCCAGTGGTTCAGCTCAAGCAGCAGGAGCTGCAACAGCGCGCAGCAAAAGACGCACAGGACGCCCAGCTCAAGCAGCAGGCCTTGGCCAACGAGCAGATGCGTATACAGGAAAACGCCCAAGCCAACGACGCGCGCATTGAGTCGCAAGAGAAGATCGCAGCGCAGCGTACCGAGGTGGCACGCGAAAGAATCTATGCACCGCGAGGGTAAGCACATGCCGTTGAAGAA